CAAATGGAGGCAGCACAAGGCACAATATCTGCACCTTTAGTTGCACAACAAGAAGACCTAACTGCATTACCACCAGAAGCTACAGTACAAGGTCAGTTAGCTAATATATCTAATGCTATTAATACAGCAGTAGATGAAGGTAAACCTATCCCTGCATTTGCATCAGGTGCTAAAAGATTAGTAGATGCCGCTATGCAACAAAGAGGATTAGGAGCATCTAGTATAGCTGCAGAAGCATTAGCACAAGGTTTATTAGAAGCATCCATACCAATAGCACAACAAGATGCACAGTTTTTTCAACAGGCTATATTTCAAAACTTAAACAATAGACAACAAGCAGCAGTATTAAATGCACAACAATCTTTTCAGATGGATACTGCTAATCTATCTAATAGGCAACAAGCCAATCTCACAAATATACAGTTAAGACAACAAACATTATTGTCAGACCAGGCAGCTTCTAACGCTGCATTGCAGTTTAATGCCCAAAGCCAACAACAAACTGACCAGTTCTTTGCTAGTCTTGCAACTCAGATAAATACAAATAATGCACAAAGATTAGACGCTATGAATCAGTATGCTGTTGCTGAAAAGAATAGAATATCAGCACAAAATGCACAAAATCAAATAGGTGTGTCTGAGGCTAACGCACAAAGAGAAGCTGCTATTAATCAGTTTAACACACAATTAGAAGACCAAAGAGAAAGATTCAATGTAGAAAATCAAAGACTGATTGACCAGTCTAATGTAACATGGAGAAGAAGTATTAATACAGCAAATACCGCAGCTATAAATGCAGCGAACCAAACAGATGCACAGAACTTACTAAATATATCTAACTTTGCACTATCTGCTTTATGGCAACAGTGGAGAGATGAAGCGTCTTGGGTTAATACATCAGCAGAAAATCAAAGAGAGAGGGCGCATAACATAGCTATAGCTGCTCTAGAAAGAGAAACAGAATTAGCATTAATTGATGAACAAGGCAAAAATGAACTTAATGGACTACTAGGTCAATTAGGTGTAAAGATATTTGCTAACAAAGTATTAGGAGGATAAAATGTCATTATTTCAACAAGTCATGATGGGAGCACAAGTTTTAGATACTATTATGAGTAAAAATAAAGAAGATACAGGAACTGTGTATGGAGAAAGTGCAGCAGAAAGAAGAAGTAGAATTAATTTTAGTAGATTTAAAAGAGATAGTTTAGCACCTGTAGAAGCAGGTGAAGTAAGAGCAAATGAAGCAATTAGTTATGAAGAACTATATAACAATTGGGATAGAGTTTTATCAAACATGTATGCAGAATTAACAGAAAGACAAAGCCCACCTTCGTATACACCAAAGAGGAATGTATAATGGAAAGACAATCAAATCCTTTTGATACTCCTGTACCAGGGCAATCTTTAACAGATACACCTAAGAATTATCCTTGGGAAAATCCTGCAAGATTTCCTAGTTTAGAAAAGGCATCAATACATATTTGGAGAGAGTTAAATAAAAAAGATGCTTTAAAAAGAGTTATAATATTATTAGAAGCAGGTGTTTCAGTAGAATCAGTGACTAGAGTTATAGTATTTTCAGGTTTTGTAGAGGGTGCTTTTAGTGTTGATTCTGCATTACTTCTAACGCCGATAGTTCAAAAGATGATATTACAAATAGGTAAGGCTGCGGGTATATCTAAATTAAAAATAACAAGACCTAGAAAAAATGAAACAGAAGCCATGATTAGTGATTTATATAAATCTAGAGGATATGTTCCAACAGATAAGCAAATAAAAAAAGCAAAAAAATCTATTAAAGAAAAACCAAAAGGCATCATGTCTAGAAAAAAAGGAGATGAATAATGGGATTTATTAAACCAACTTTCCTTCTTAAAGGTGCAGCAGAAGAAGGTGTCGATATATTTAATGAAGCAGAACAAATAGGAAAAGAGGGTGTCTCAATATTAAAAGAAGCTACAGATGAGGTGCAAGAAGAAATTAAAACTGTTTCTAATAATTATGATAAAGCCATAGCACTATCTGATAGTGTGGGTGGAGGTGCTTTTGGTAAATATTTATTTAATTATTACGGGGATGTAGGAACATTAGCAAACCTTTCAGACTTATCACCTGAGGACAGAACAAAACAATTATCAATTGTAAAAAGTGAATATAATAATTTGCCAGATGCTACAAAAGCTAAACTAGAAGATGGTGATTTTTCTGAGATGGTTGATAAACAATATAATATAGATATAGATAGAATAAAAAAAGGACTTGTTAACGAAAATAATATGGGAGAAGCCACTGCAAACACATTAGTTGGTAAGATTCAAAGAATGGTAGATAAATCACAATTTGCACCGCAAAGAGAATCAATTATTTCTAGTGTTACGGGTAGAGATTTAAGAGAATCAGTTCCCGTAGAAGGGGGATTTGAATCAATAGCATCTGGGCAACAAGAACCTATACCTTATCTTATGGCGGGGTCGTATGGAGAAGATATACAAAAAATGAAAGTAGAAGCCGAGAATGGTTTTGAAAAATTCTTAACTTCTAACAGATTCAAAGAAGAAGGAACCAACATGTTTTTTGAAAGAGGTGCTCTTGAATTTATAGGAAACATCATATTCCCTGATGGGATAAGTCCCACCACTAATAGTGTTCAAGATGTAAGAGATACTCTTGAAACTATATCAAGAGGTACAGATGTGTCACCCGCTTTAGTTGCAGAAAGTATATTAAAAGATTACTATCTAGAGCAGACCTATCAAGGGTTTTTTGATTACACAAGTTTCTATGATATGTATGAAATGAACATAGCAGCAGAAGCATACGAAAAAAGTAAAAAACAAACAGAACAATCTTAAAATGGCAGGAGAGTTTCAAAGACTTTTAGAAAGCGACCCTCAAAAGGCTGCAGAAATAAAAGCACAAGTTAAACAAAAAACTAGAGGTAAAAGTGGTTTAACAGTTTATTTTCCAATAACCTCTGACAAGACAGGTAATTCCATAAATCTTAGAAATTCAAAAGAAGCATCTGATTATGATTACAAAGATGATGATGATTACAATAAAAAAGTAACTTTAGGTAAAGCATTTAGACTAGGATTATTAGATACCGCTAGAGGTGTAAGTCAAATAACCGGATTAGGTTTTGATAAAAAAGAAATGCGTAGAGAACAACAGCAGTTAGTCAAAGCTATGCAAGGTGATAATGGTGGTTTAATTAAAGCAGTTTATTTCGCAGGTGCTATTCTGGACCCTGCATCTTGGTTGTTACCATTCGGTAAAGCAAAAACATTATACACAATGGGAAAGTATGGCATAGTATCTGGAGCAGTAGCGGGAGCTGCAGGATATGTTGATGAGGATATGGATAGTATTATCGGCGAAGGTAGAATTACTAGAGGTGAACAGGCTTTACTTGGAGGTATCGGGGGAGGTGTATTAAGCCCTACCTTGGGTGCTTTAAGAAATCTAGGAGTTAAGGTTACTGGAAAAGGAACTATAACTCCTGTAGGACAACCTGACCCTGAAGGTTTTTTAGGAACTATCTTTAATTTAAAACATGTTAATACTCAAAAAGCAATGAAAGATAGGAGTATTAAGAAAGCAAAACTATCTCCTGAACCTAAAGTTGTAGAGGGTGAAGACTTTGTAGGAGGAATTAAAGAAGGGGATAAAAGAGTATTTAAAACAAAAAAAGAAGATAGGGTAGCCACATACAGAGATGATAGTAAAATAGGAGACCCTTCAGCAGATGTTTTAAAAACAATTGAAGAACAAGATTTACTTAGAAAAACAGGCAAGACACAGGGTCAAATAAATAAAATGGAAAGGCAAATTGCAGAAAATAAACAAAAAAACTTTCCAAAAAAAGGAATGTACTTAACGCCTGTAAGAGGTTTTTTTGATAAATATATAGCAAAACCTTATCAAGAAAAAATAGGAAGACCTACATTTGAAAAAATAGCATCAGGTCAAGGAGCATCTGTAACAGGCGGTGCATTACTAGGATTTAATTACAACGATGAACTACCTTTAGTTAGTATAAATAATCCTCTTAGTTCTAGATTAGGAAGAGCAATGACTGGGGCTGTGTTAGGATTAGGTGGATTTAAAGCACTATCTAAAATAAAAATAACTAGACCAGTAGGTCCAAAAGGTGAGAGTGATGTTAAATTTACAATGCCAATAACTGAATTTTTAGGTAGAGGACTAAGAGATAAATACAATTTACCAAATGAATTTATAAAACTAAGAATACAAGCACAAGGTTTAGGAGGGACAATAGCCTCACAATTTCATGACTTAGTTCAAAAAGCAAAACTTCTAAACATGGAGGAAAGAAAAATACTTTATAATATATTAGAGGGCGAAGAGGTATCTAAGATAGATTCTAAAAAGATTATGATGTTATCAAAAGAAGCTAGAGATGTGATAAATAAGTATGGTCAGATGTATGTTGATTATGGTCTAATGGATGTTAAAACATTTCAAAGAAACGCCAATTCTTATTTAAGAAGAATATATGCAAAAGATAAAGAAGCACCTAGAATAGGTGATGATTTAAAACCTAGAGGTCAGATATTAAAAGTAACGGAAGATGATTATAATAAAAATTATAAAAATGTAAAAGCTGTACACGAAAATGGACAACCTATAATGGTTCCAGGAGGTATAGGAGACCCTAAGTTAGTTAATCACAGAGGTTGGGAAATTTTTGATGAAGTAACAGAGGATGGTGTAAAGTATAAAGTTATTAGATGGGAATATACTAAAGCAGAAAGACTAGCAAAAGGTGAGATTGAAGACGCTGCTGCAGGTATAGAACTAACAGGTTCTTATATGGCAAGTACAATATCCCAATTTAAATTTTATGATGATATATACAAAACACCCTCACTAAGTGCATATGTAAAAGGTACAGATGGCACATATAAACTAGACAATAAATTCGCAGGATTATCTGAAGAAGCCATGAATAAAAAAGGCTACTACAAAATGCCAGAAACAGGTATTAAAGATACAAAAGTAAAAAAATATGGAAGTTTATCAGGTAAGTATGTATTAGAAGAAGTATATAGAAACTTATTAACTGCACAAAAATACAGAGAAATGGGAAATAACTCACTGTTTAGAAAATATAGAAGACTAAATGGACTATGGAAAGTTTCTAAAACAGCTTGGAATCCGACTGTTCATGTTAATAACATATTTGGTAATGTTTTCTTTTCAGATTTTGCTGATGTACCTCTATTTGTAGGAACTAAAGGAGAGGGAGGTCTGATAGATTCATTTAAAATGTTGGCTAAACACAACAGTAAAGACCCTTATAAATCAGAAACAGTATACTTAGCACAAAAGTTTGGAGTATTTGATGCAGATTTTATAGCAAGAGAATTAAAAACATTTGACTTTGCAGCTATCAAAAGTGCATACAAGTATGATGCAAATAAAACAGAATGGACTAACGCAGTTGATATTGCAGGAAGAGTATATGAGGCAGTTAGAAAAAATAAAGTCACAGGCACATTACAAAATTGGTATAGATTAGAAGACCATATATTTAGATTAAATGCATTTCAGCATAGACTTAAAATGGGAGACAGTGCTAGTGACGCTGCATTGTTTGCTAGAAGACAATTTATAGACTATGATATAGATGCTCCGATTGTAAATGCTCTTAGGCACTCAGTTACTCCATTCTTAGCGTTTAGTTATAGAATAATACCTCTACTTGCAGAAACTGCAGTTGTTAGACCTTGGAAGTTTGCTAAATATGCAGCACTGGGATATGGTTTAAATAAACTAGGTGCTGAAATGGGAGGTGGAGATGCTGAAAGAGAGAAACAGATGCTACCTGAATACTCCTCTGGTAACATATTAGGTATGCCTTTTATGCCACAAAAAGAAATTAAATTACCATTTAAATCTGAAGAAGGTCAATCTAAATATATAAACATACAAAGATTTTTTCCTGGTGGTGATATATTAGATTTAAGAGGAACATTACCTATGGTTCCTGCACCTTTACAAGTAAGTGGAGGTATAGCAGGAGATGTTCTTTTTAGTCTATTGGGGGTAGATTTATTTAGAAGAACATATGTACCACCTGATTCAATAGGAGAAAGTTTAAAAAATGTGGGAGTAAAATTAATACCTAACTTCCCATTTATACCGGGTTCTTACTCTACAAAAAGAATAGATAGAGCAACACTAGACTCTAATATATCTCCTTACAGAGAGGATGAAGCAGAGTGGATGGCTATACTTAGTGCGTTTGGATTTAAAGTTTCTAATAGAACAGTAGGAACTTTAACTGCAGCAAAGTCTTTAGAGTTTACTAAAGAGATGAAAAAACTAGAGGCTAAGATAGCTAAATTGGCAGAAAGATTAAGAGCAGGTGAAATATCCATGAGTACATACGATAAAAAATCTGCAAAAATAATTATTGAAATGCAAAAAAAAGCAATGATATTTGGTGGTAGAATAGATGGAATATCTCCCGCAGATATTTTAGAATCACCTGAGGTATTAAATTTAAGAAATAATAAATAGGAGTAAATATGTTTAATATGTTATTAGGACCAGTCGCTAATATAGTAGGCGATACAATAAAAGGATTTGTAGAGACAAAGAAAGCAAAAGCTGACTTAGCACTTACCGAGATAAAAGCACAGAAGAGTTTGAAGGAACAGCAAATAGCAGGAAAAGTTGCGTGGGAAGCATCGGCGGTAGACCAAATGAAAGGGTCGTGGAAAGACGAATTTGTTTTACTAGCCCTGATGATACCTGCGATTTGTAGCTTCCTGCCTTTTATGCAACCGCATATAGCAAGAGGGTTTGAGATTTTAGAAACCCTACCTGAATATTATACACATCTTTTATATCTTGCATGTTCTGTATCACTAGGTGTCAGAGCAGCACCAGGTATTAAAGGTATGATTAGTAAAAATAAATAGGAGTATAGTATGACAGATGTAATTAAAAAAGAACTGATGGATAGAGTAAAGGAGCATGAGGGTTATAGACTAGACCCCTATCTCTGCACAGAAGGATTTTTAACAGGGGGCTATGGTCACCGCATACTAGATGGAGAAGAAGTTCCTACAACTAAAGAGGGTTGGGATAAAATATTTGAACAAGACTTTAATAAAGCATGGGATAGTATGAACGAATTATGTGCAGAAAATAATTTAAAAATACACATAAAAGCACAAGGTATATTGTGCGAGATGATATTTCAAATGGGAAAATATGGTGTATCTAAATTTAAGAACATGATTGTTGCACTACAAACAGAGTCGTATGATACCGCAGCATCTGAGATGCTCGATTCGAAGTGGGCAAAACAAACCCCTAATAGGGCAGGGGATTTATCTTCTCGAATGAGAGAACTAGCTAGTTAATTTATTTAATAGTTGTTGGGTTGTTGTATAAGAGTGATTATATTCATTCTTTAGATGCGTTATCACTGCCTTTAAAATATGTGGCAATGGTATCAAAAGTTTTTTATGTTTTGAATATGGTTCGTTAGTTCCATACTTCTTTTTAAAGTCTTCTATCATTTCTTTTGTATTGATAGTTTCCTCATCCCAATATAGATTACCATCCAATCTAGAATAAGATATCTTACAACTATATAAAATAAAAGTTTCTTTATTTTTTGATAAAGTTTGGTGAGATGTTATCATTGATTTCAGTTAATCCTGCTAATAAATTTATAATTTTTTGAACCTCAATAAAAGGTCTATTTGCTAAGTATTGTAGTAAAGTATTTCTTTGCTCTTCACTTAGTACATAGTTCTTTTGTTGGGGTTTTTCATTTTTGGTCATGTATTTCTCCTGCTATTGCAATGTATGCAGCTCCGTCTGTATAACTATCAGAGCTACTTCCTGTTGTTGTTCTAGCTATCTTTAATATAGCCATCATCATAGCTACCTGTTCTGCATTTATATTACAATCTGTATATGCAGACCACATCTTAGCTATTTTATCATGGAGTATCTTCTTATCTCCATAAGCCTTTGCTCTGTCTCCAGAGACTAATCTTGATGCATCACTTAGTATGTCTTCAGTTTTCATTTACTCTCTCCTTATAATTATTACAATCAATTAGTTTAATAATAGGAACTAAATATCCCCATGAGGTATTACTATCACCTCCAGGAACTTTGTTAAAGTTATTATTATTTATTATATTTTTTAAATCTTGTGTTCTTACTGTAATGTTAAAACAAAATCTATCGCCGATATAAAAATTTATAGTCCACCATTCAGCTTGAGTTTTTTTAATACCACTATCCTTACCTCTGCTTTGATATTCACAATAGTGATTGCCTGTTTTAATCCACTTATCTCTTTCAGATTTTACTTCAGTCTTTTCACCCTCTTGTATTTCACCTACTACTATCTCGCCTTGTTTACCCCATTCTAAATCATGTTTAAAATTAGAATTGTGTTTCATGATTACTCCTAGTTTAAATTATTCTTATCTAAGTATTTTGTTAAATCTATTATATTACTTTCATCATTATCATTTACAAGTTCTGTAACATCTGTTAAATCAATATTATCTAACTTTGCTGATAACTCAATACCTTTTTCATAAAAGGGGTCAGGGTTCTCTAATACTTGTTGAGCAACACCTAGTGCAACTAGTTTACACATTTCTTTTTCAGGGGTATCTGCTCTATAATCTGTAGTTAATCCTACTGCAAATTTACCCTTAGTATATGGTTTAATTAAGATAACAATACCATCATCTATAGTGCTTTTTTTAGTCAAGATTTTTTACTCCTATCTGCTACATGAGTATACCAATAATATCTAGGATTTTTAGAACGAGGCTTTCCTTCGTCATCAAATACTTGTTGAGGTAAGTATTCTATCTTATCACCCCAACAATCTTGTTTGAAAGAGCAAAAACCGCACACACTATCTAACACTCTGTTACCTGTTAATTTACTTCTATATTTTTCTTCTACATCATCAAAGCATCTTTCAAATGGTTTGTTTTCCATTAGTGCTTTTATGTTGTCGTCTGCTAATTGTAATGCTTCTTTCTTATGTTTAGTATCATCCATTGGTGGAGAGACAATACACATTTCTCCTGTAGATTTATTAACAACAATCCAACCACCAAACTTTTTGTTTTCCGTATCTGCATATAAATATCCTTGTGACTTATATCCAAACACATCCTTTTCTACTACTGCATCAAAACCCATAGAAAATTTATTCTTAAATGCCCAATCACTAGCTGATTTTATATCATAAATTTTACCATCAATCTCAACATCATAAGTACCATTTAATCCCCCTTCAAAATATTTACTCTTCCTAGTAACTTGTTTTTGCTCACTATCAACTACAGTTCCAGAAGCTTTTAATAATAACATTGTTATAGCTTCTATCATATCACCAAATATAAATCTTAATTTATTATTATATGGTTGTGCTTCTCTCTTAGCACCTAACTTTTCCATTTGTAATTGACATAAAGGTTTGCCAATACCTGACATTCTTATTCTAAAAGAAGTATCTCTTTTTTCTTTGAATTGTTTTCGGATTGCTTTTTTACAGTCTTCTCCAAACTGTTCAATTAGTTCTTCACTGATAGGCACAGGCGATTGTTCCGCCTGTACCAATAAATGTTTTATTTTATCTAATATTTCTTGGGTCAAGAATTAGTAACTTTTGATACTGCGATAGTATCATCAGCATACTTTTTTAGATGTGCATGATATTTTTCCATGACTTGTGAGTTCTTGGCTTCAATATCATTTTTAAATAACTGATAGGCTCTGCCGTCATCACTATCCTCTAGTAAATTAGCAGGAACATCTAACGAAGTTATCTTACCTAGTTTTATATTGTAATATGTTATTCCCCCATTGGTCTTTTCCTCCGTACTCAACTCTACCTTATTAGACCAAAGGATACCTTTATTAGATAATAAAGAATCAAGATTGCTCATGACTACTGCATTACCACCTGCATACTTTACTTGAACAGGGTATTGTTTCAAAGTAATTTTATCACCCTTTGAATTTTCACCTTTCATGTCAATCAAACCATACATAATTCTATAGAACTTTGTATTGTTGGCTTTCTCTTTTTGGTCTGGTGTTAAGTCATTCCTATTTTTAGCAGTGACATATCCACACTTGGTAGTTCCTAATGTATCGAAAGCTTCTTCGCCAAACGCTACTAAGATTGATTCAGCAGAAAAAGTTTTCTCTTTATTATCCCATGTCATATACTGATTTCTTTTCATAAAAGGTCTGAAAGAAATAGTAGGTGCATAGATAAACTGTTCGGTGTCTTTATCCCACACATTGTAGCTACCCAAATGTTGTGTGATTTTATCATCGTTATTTTTATCTTTGTGATTACTTGTAGTTCGCAGTTGCACAATATAAGAAGGAACACTTTTTGCTGCTCCCATACCTGCTTCTGCTCTTATTTGTTCTTCGGACATGTCTCCAAAGATTGTTTTGTCTGTCATATATATAACTCCTATATTCGTTTTAGGTCTAACCAATTATGCCCTTTTTTAATTTCATAGTCAAGTGGCACATTAAAGTCTATGTTGTATCTTTTATTGATAGATTGTGTGATACCATCACAAGCTTTTTTTAGTTTATTTAGAACGCTGTCTACCTCCTCAGGATGTGCATCAATAATAATTGAATCATGCACAGTATTAATTAATCTTGTTCTCATATTTTTCATTGACTTATAAATATCAATACAAGCTACGGGAACTATATCTCCTGTTGCAAAACCTTGCACAGGATAATTTCTAACTTGAGTATAAAAATTAGAACCACCCCATGATGCTCTTTTTATACCCTCGAAATAATATTGCCTACCACTAGGTAGGGTAACAAATGATGTAGATATGGCAGTATCCTCTGTTTGTTCTTGCCATAAAGTTATACCTTTATACCTCTTTCTAAAATAAGAATAATATTTTTTCTCTTCATCTGTTCCAGACATACCACCATACAAAGGTTTGAATGTATGTGCTTTTGCAGTTTGTCTATCACATCCAATAACATTTGCAGTATTCTGATGCACATCTACACCTTCTAAAATATCTTGGATAGCCTGACTGTCTTGTGATAAAAATGCAGCAACTCTAAATTCTAGTTGTGCAAAATCCATTTCAATAATTTCACCATTATCAAATCTAGATTGTATAACTCTTTTTATTGGTAGTTTATCTCCTCTCGGTATGTTTTGGAAGTTAGGGTCAGAGCATGATAATCTACCTGTCACCACATTTGTTTGACTAAACTTAGGATGTAATAAGTTATTTTGATATGCCTCTTCTTTCATTTTATCTACAAAAGTAGATAGCCATTTTTCTATTTGTTTATATCTTATGATATAGTTTAAAAACTCCCTTACTCTTCCAGGATTTCTATCGCCGATATATTTTAAGTTATCCATACCAACTTTAAATCCAAGTGATGTAACATCTCTTTGGTCTCTCGGTGTTATTTTAAATCCTGCAACTCTATCTGTTTTAGTTAAGAATACACCTTGTGCATTACAATCTTTACACTTTGTTAAATTAAGATAGGCACTTCCATCTTTTTTATATTTTCTATAATGTCCTACACCATCACAGGTTTTACATTTAGTTCCTATGCTATACATAACAGGTCTAGTTTTTGTTTCTAGTATGTTTCTAAATGTATTAGCAGGATATTTAGCAGGTGTTCTTTTGATACCATTTTCATCTGTACCTAAACCAAATGTCTTTGCCCAATCATTCTTATCTATTATCTCTCTGGAATAGATGATTTTACATAACTGCTCACCACTAGTGATATTATAACTAGCGTCACCCATTACCTCTTGAACAGTTATGTCTATCTTTTTTTTGACAGAATGGTACTCCTCATTTAATCTCTTTTTTAGTTCATCTAATGTGCTAGGATTTACATAGATACCATTGCGTTCTATCTCAACTAATGTAACTAAAAACTCACACATCATTTCTAATGTAGGTACAAGTATTTTATTCTCTTCTCTTTTATAATCTAAATCTTGTTGTAGATATAAATCTTTTGTAATAGTTACATCGTTCCTACCATATGTTTCTAAATCTTTTATTGGTATCTTATCCATACCAATCCCGGAATCTATGGCATTTTCTAATGTTGCATACTTGATACCTATCTTTCTTCTTCTACAACATTCTTTTAAACTTAATGGTTTTCTGTGTCCCCTAAATAAAACTGACTCTGCAACCATTGTATCCCATATCTTGCCTTCATATTTAAAACCACATTCTAGTAGCCAAGACAAATCAAACTTAAGATTATGTCCTACCATTAGTGTTGTATTATCTAAAATTGACTGGAGTTTGTTATGGCTAGTACGAATATCGCCAGTGAACTCGTCATGATTAAAAAATATATATTCATCGTTTACTCCTACGCTTACTAGTTTATTACTTAAATTATATGGAGTATTATCTCCGTCTTCTGTAAATGTTGTTTCTATGTCTAATACACTTATCATTAGTCTATGTACCTCGATTTACTTGGCACAATCTTACAAGTTATAATACCATGCCATCCTGTTAATTTATTTTTACTAACACACAATGTCCTAGTAAAATCCTCTTCACCTTCCCAATCGTCCTTTTTACCTATACCAATAATCAAATCAGCTTCGGCTGCCTTTCCTGTTTTACTACCTTCCATAGTGTTAAAACTTATATGATTTCTATCGTGAGCATCACTACTTGCCTGACAAATACCAAACATACACACATTCCTTCTACTAGAAATATCTCTAGTTAATTTATAAATCTCTCTTAACTTTTCATGACCGCTATTAAAAACTCCAGACAATTCTATCTTATCTAATTGGTCCACTATCACTACATCAGGCTTATACTCTTCACAATAGTTATCTATCGATTCTATTGTAAAATCTTTACAATCATAAATATGTATTTTTTCTTGTATCTTTTGCCATTCTTTATTTGCTAGTTCAGGTTCTTCATCAATATGGCTCTTAGTCATATCAGAACATGCTTGTATTAATCTAAATACAATTCTTGATGGCTTCTCTTCGTTACAAAATATGGCTATATTATTGACTTTTTCTTGGTATGCAAAACCATTTACGCCCCCTACCATGTTAATCCAAAAGGCAGTTTTGCCTGACTCAGGTCTTGCAAATATTATTGTGAAGTGTCCTTTGCCTACACCCTTTACTTGTTGATTTAGTAAAGAAGGTGCAGAGAACTGAAACAGATTACTGTAGTCCATTTCTTTTAAAAGTTCATACAAATCTTTTGTAACTTCTGTAATACTATCGCCGATAGATTCTTCTTGTTGTAAAAGATTTATAACTGATTGTAGTTCACCGCTACCACCTTTATATATGTCTAAACATTTTTGTGCAGCCTGATGTACAATCTGAGATTTGTGCATCTCTTGTATTGTCATAACTACATTATCCTCATTGATGTCAACTTTATCTAAATCTAAAACAACTTGCATTGCTTTGTCTTTGTTTGATTGAGTATTAGTAGGATTGTAAGTTGTGTAATTTAAATACAAGTCATCAGGCAGTATTTCATTACAGTCAGGTAGGTCTTTGTAAGTTTTTTCTATAACTGCATATACATCTAGCAAATTAGATAAACTACTTTTTTGTATTTTGTTTTTGTACTTTTGATAGAACTCTCTTCTTAGACAAAGTTTTATTATCTTTAACGCCATCAAATCTTTCATTAGCCACCCTCTCAAATTTATCTAGCACTATTTCTAATTTAGGTGCTAGTCTAACAATACCCAAAGCCTCCCTTAATTCATTAGTATCTTTACTCATATGTGTAATCATCCTCTATTCTAACATTACAATTAGTCACAAACTCTTTAACATCTTTGTTAAACTCTTGCATATCAACTAACTCTTTCTCCATTAGTTCTCTTGCTTTTTTATCAGCATGTTCATGTAAGTCTTTTACATTACCCGCAACTTCAAATTGAAATGTCTTTTCAACTGTAGCTATAAGATGGTATTTTCTAAATGGGGTAGTCATTTTGATTTCCTTTCTAAACTCTTAGCTACCTTTTGCATAATTTTATCTTTGAGTTCTTGCTTTTGTTTTTTACTGAAACCCTCTATATCTATAATCAAATGTTTATCTGACCACTTTTCTTCTTTAGTTTTTTTTCTAATCATCTTTATCCACCCATGATTCTTCAGGTATTTTATCTATCACCTCAACTGGTTTTATATAGGAACTTTCTAGTAGTGTAACAACTCCACCTAGATGAGCCTTTATTCTACCCTCTATAATATGTTTAACATCCTTCATTTTTAAATCAGCAGGTTTTTTCTCATACTGAAAAAAGTCTGACCTAAATCCTGTCTCCGATATGTATGGCACATGGCACTCAGGTTTGTCTTTAGCATCATAACCAGACATCTTATCTGACTTTTTATTTGTCATAGTTAAATGATAGTGCCAACTTTCCCAAGGTATATTCTGTTCACTATCCCAATCTCTATACACTTGAGATTTTAGAACTGTGAATATATCTACCCCCGCTATTTTTATCTTGCCTTCAAAATGTTTTCTATCAAAAAACGCCATTTATTTTTCCTTTCCTTTGGTTGCTAGTCCTGATGTATCTAACTTAGATGCACCTTTTTTTGCTCTGTCAACGACATTGGCTAGGTCATGAGCCTTTTGTAATTGTTCGTAGTCTAGTTTGTTTCTTGACTGCTGAACTACATCGTCCACTGTCATGTTGAGTTTGTCTTGTCGTGCTTGGAAATTTCTTTCCGCCCACACTTCTAGTCTATCGACTAAAAACTTATTCTGAGTTCTCATCTCTCTATTCTCTTCTTCTAATTCTTTTATTCTCTTCAATCTCTCTCTGCTTTTTTCTTTTGCTTTTTTTAATTGCTCTTCTAACTCTCTACTAATTGCCATTTAATAACCCCTTGATGTCTTCTTTTTGCATGTATTTTAAATCTTTCGGTATTAGAACTATCTTACTATCTATAGTATATCCCAACTTACTTTGTATGTCAAAAGTCTTGGAGTTTGCGTCAGGGTCTAGACATATGTAAACTTTTTTAAACTTACTCTTTATATAATTAGAATGTTTATCCGATAATGATGTACCCATGATTGCTATGCCCGTATATAAAAAAGATACTGCACATGCAGATACACAGTCTTCGACTATAACGGCGGTAGTTTCATCACTACCAACCACAAAAGGATAATCACAAGTATTATATTTAAACCACCTAGGAATTTTATTTGATAATGTTCTACCTACTGCACCTCTAACAATGCCGTCAATATCTATTAAAAATACTATCCTATCCTGTTTAACATCATAGACAATTCTGGCATTACAATCATATGGATTTATATTATATTGTTTTAAATACTGCATAGCTTTTTTATTAGGATATATAGACACAAATGACCTTGGTATATTAAATTTTTGTTCCTCTTGTATCTTTGCATCAAATATATATTCTATATCTTTTATAGAATAACCTGTTGAATTTACTCCCTTATAATCACAGGACACATGAAAACAATTCCATAAAATTTTACCATCTATTTTTTTTATTGATAAAGTATTTCTATTCAAACACCAAGGGCAGTCTAACCTGAGACTGCCCCCTTCATGAATATTTATTTTATCGAAATCAATTCCCTGCAAGACTATCACATATCCTTGAGAATGTTTGATTGCATACATTACCTGCATCGTGAAAGCCTTTATTGTATCCGTCTTCATGTATCATTTTTACCATGCTCTTCAGATACCCTATGGTTTTTTCACTCATTATGTTTTTAAACTCTGGTGTATCTAACATCATGTTAAAGGCTTCTAATCTAGTCTTGCCGTCTATATTTAAATGTGTCGTCATCAATGTCTCCTTTGTGTTGGTAAGTTTCCTATCGTAAAGTCAAAGTCATCTACACGATATAGCAGTTTTACTGTATTCTCTAGTTTGCTAGGTATCTTTTCTAACATCAGCAATCTGTATCCTACATCATCTATAAACTTGACTGTATACATTTTCTTTTTGAACTTTAGTAATTTTATACTGTCGTACCTTACAGATGTAAAGTCGTGTGGATGTTTCTGATGTGCCAAGTATTTTTTATTATAAAATTCCTTAAGACACATTCCTTGGTCATTTACTGTTATTGGTGAAGGTCTATCGCCGATAGTTTTTATCTCACCATCTACAATAGATTTATATTGCTTCACATCAAATTTAAAAATGCCTTCTCTAAATGTTCCTGTAGATTTCTTTACAAACCCACAGTAAAAGAAGCCTTGACCTACTGCTTCTTTGATAGCATTTTTAATTGGTTGGTTTATTATTTGCATTATTTCCCTTTCGTAAATCTCTGCTATGTGTCATGAATAATATTCTCTTTGTAGATTTATTCCAACACAAACCACAAGTGCCACAGCTTTTTGTTTGACCCGCTTGTTCAGGACAGATAATACCATTCTTAGATACTACATCTGAATTAGCAGATAGTTTATACCTAGGATAGTTTGAAAATCTAATTGACCACCTATCCCACCTCTGTTCATTCATTATTGCAATTCTACCGCCGATAGATTCTTTTGGTGAATGAGCAGTATATCCATAACAGGATATGTTCTCGTACTTGTCAAGCCATTGTTCCCAATGCTCAACATACTTCAAGTCGGGGAAGTCTCCCAAGACATGAAGTCTAATTAAAACGCCATACTTTTTTGTATTAAGATATGCTAGTTCCTTATCCATTTTTCTTATAAGATGCTTGTCATACTTAATCCTATGTGCGAATGGCATTGTATTTCCATAACAATCGTACCAATGTTTGCAAGTCTTAGGACATGTAGCTCGTTCCTCTAAGGTAACAGTATAAATGCGTTTACCTGCATGTCTTGATTTACTGACCCACTTTCCTAACTTGACATTGGTGCTAGGTTTAATGACTTGGTAAGGATAGTCACTAACACCAAAAACATTAGCCTTATAGATTGTTCTATTTATTTCCATGGTCGATAGGTATCCAAACATTATCACGCTTTACTGCGTACATATCAGATACCAGAACAGAACCTTGTTCTCTGAGGTTCTCATCATACATTATAGGAACATCACACAATCTTATATCTCTAGTTTTGTACCCATCAATGATTTTTATCTTACAGTTTGGTAATACCGAAGATACATTTCTTAGCTTTGTTATTACTATGTCACCCTTCTCTAAACTTTTAGAGGTGACATTATATCCTTGTACCATATCTACTCTCTTCCTTGTTGTTGTTTCTACTACTAACATGATATTTTCCTTTCGTTAGTTATTTCTATCGGCGGTATTGCCTCGGAATATCTGCGGAGATATTTTTCTACCGCCGATAGATTGTGTTTTAGGTGTGGAAAAACACAAAAAAACCAAGAGTTCCTATTTGACGCTATGGAACTCCGAACCATTGAAGCGGATGATTTAGGGGTAGTTCCAACCCGCAGTATCATCAAACTGAATATGGGAGCTCCCATAGAGCGACTTATTGATTGATTAATTACTTCAATCTCAGATACCGTAGTGCTTTTTCCCATAATTCTATTGTATTCTAAGTGCGACCATATGTCAATGGTTCGCAAGTTTTACATAAGTTTATATCCATGCTATGAACATTATGCCTGTGCGGGGGATACTACCCCTAATTTGGAATAATATTTAACATCTTATAAGTTAGATAAGATAATAATATATCATAGTTTCTTTGGAACTCTTCTTGGTTAGAACTTTCAGATGCTTTAGTTAGAGCATTTAATATTTTATTTAGTTCTATTCTTGCCTCGCTATCTATCTGTAATAATCTTTGGCTTAGCACTTCATCATCTTGCATTGTCATTTACACCTCTCATCAAATAATATTTGAATTAAATTCTGTATTCCAAAATCAATACTTTCATTTATATTCTCGTAATCATGTTTTGTTAATAGTGATTGAAAATCTTTTAATGAAATATTATCAAGTTCTTCTAATATTTTTTCTTTTAATTCTTCATTATATTGCATTGTCATTAAAATCTCCCTAATATTTATGCTTTAGTTTCTTTATACAAACATCTTGGCTCATGCTTTGGATGTTCTTTGTCATAGTTAACATTAGATTTTAGATATACTTTTTTACCACTAGCGGTTAGAGTATAACAACCGCAGTAATACCAAGTTCCTATGTTTGTTGTATATGTTTTAGGCTTTCTATTGTTAGTATGTTCTTCTTCCATTTTCATATTTTCATTATATATCGGCGGTATTTTTATGTCAATCACACCTGATGTGTTGCATTAGCAATAGTCTGATTGAGTATCCGTATGTATAATGTTTACATGTATTAGGAGGATAGTCATGTATGAAAATATTGTTGAAAAACTTAGCGTTTTATTTTATTACCTTGGTAATATTAATAAATCTAATGAAGATAGTATCAGAAAGTTTGTTGAAACAGAATACAAACAAGATGACAGGCATTGGGCGTATTGTTATTTTAAAAACAAAGCAACTAGATAGATAAAAAAAAACCCCCACCGCCAGAAGCGGTGAGGGGTAAGGAGGGGCAGTTATTCAAGAAGATAATAACTTACTATCAGGCTATTCTTTTTTTACTTGTATGTCAACTTTCTCAATTATTATTTTATTTACTAATGGGAAATCGTGGTCTTCCCATCCTCGTTCTTTTAACTTCTCGTATAATTTAATATTAAAATTCTTTAGATATTGGATAGTTTCCGTGTTTATTGCCATTTCCATTGCTATCACCTCCTGACTTTTTTATTTCACTTTCTAAATCTATGTATATATCTACAAATTCATCCATAATTTTTTGAGGTATATGCATAAACTTTTTATTCTTATTTAAATTATCTATATTCGTATTTAGTCTTGTTGATAATAGTCTTAACTTACTGATGTCTATTGCCATGTATGTTTCCTTTGTTAGTTTTTATTTTTAGATAGTTTACCTTTAGTTTATTAGTATGTATAATTCCTGCCAGATTTATCATCTGTTTTTGTTCTACTGCATAAACACTAGACCCGACAACTTGAAAACTACCGCCGATAGATTTTTTTAAAATTCGCTCTGCGTCTCTAGTATTTGGTCTTAGTATGTAGTAAAAAGGATTTACTTCTTCATTGCATGTTATTGTAAAATCAGTCATTGTATTCTATCCCTATTGTTATTACCTACTTTCTTTTATGTCTTTAATTTCATGGTTTTCTAACTTTATTCCATGTAATTCTTTAAACTGCTCTTTTAATTTTTCAATATAATCTGATTTGTTGTCAGCTTCTAAATTATTAATTGAAAATTTAATTACTATATTTGATGTAAATTCACTCATTGTTATTACCTACTTTCTACAATCATTATATATCAATGCTTTTTATATGTAAAATGTCACTCAGAAAAAAATTAAATAGTCAACAATAATATTTCTACCGCCGATAGATTTATTTGACATAAAATTAAAATCAAGATATAAAAATACTAACTAACAATATATGAAAAGGAATATATTATGAGTAAATCAAAGGAACGAAAAAAAGTAGCAGACAAAAAACTTAATAAAGAGTTGTTTGTTAATTTTAAACTTAATGCTGATTATCTTGAAGAGAAAAAAGAAATTAGTATTAAAGTTGAAGACCCTAGATTAAAAGATACTAAATATTTTAGTTCAGTAATTAATGGGTTAATGGAGGACACTATCAAATTAGAGAAGTTAAAAAGTACAGATAAAATTATCAAATTATCACAACAATTCTCTAAAAGACTAGCACTACTTCAAGATGTTTTAAAACTTAATAGCCCTGAAAAGTTACGAGAGCGTGGCAAAAAAGAACTAAGAAGCCATATTAAATCTATAAAAAATGATAGTTCAGGCGTTGAGCAATTTGGAGTTTCAAGCGTTGCTTCATTTGATAGTTTACTACATAGAGTGTCTTTAATTGGTACATGTCTTTATGAAAAAAAAGATGTATTCACAATTAAAAAAGATAAAGACGGAAACTTAAAAGCCTTTACAAGACATTCTTTGTTATATCCTGAATTACCTGTTCAACAAGACGGCAAAACAGTCTATGTTAACAACCCAAATAACAAAGAATTCGCAATGGCGGGTGATAAGATAGAGCGTTTTTATAATCATGTAGTTTTAGGTAAAAAGCCAAAATCTAAAATTAATAAAGATGATAACGCCAATAGTGATACATCAGGATCACATAAAGAAACATCAGGTGCTACTCAGGGAACTATTAATAATGTATTTGGTGAAATGCAAAATACATTTAATTTCTTTTTAACTAAAGACCCTAAGAACATTGTTGAACAGATACTAGCTGAGAATTTTTCAGATGGTGCAATGGATGTGAATGACCCCGCTAAAATATTACTTGATAGCGACAAATTTTGTAATCTTGTAAATACTATTTTGGAGGTGGCTAACTTATTAAACAAAGAACACCCAATGACAAATGAAAAAATGGAAAGTGTTTTAAAACTTTCTAGCGGTGTTTACTTCGATAGAATAAATAAAGTATTCGACATTAAAAAGTTTAATTAGTTAATAATTAAATAAATACTTAAAGACCCCGTTTATGCGGGGTTTTTTTTTGTTTAAAATTAGGTAAAAATCAGTAAAATAAAACTTAATTATTAATAAGGAGAATTAACAATGACAAAAAAAGACTTTATATTCTTTGCTAATATTCTTGGCGTTGCCACAGGTATGGAAATAAACAAAGAAGTAGATATCATAAATGGGTATTTGCATAGTCAACTTGAGGGCTATTTTAAATCTAAAAATCCTAGGTTTAATCAAGAAACTTTCAACATTGCAGTAAATAAAGCGTCTGATAATTATATTAATGAGTTTAAATCAGACTCAGATTATTATGAAAAGCGTTTTGAAGAGGAACAAAAAGAAGAGAATAAAAGAATTAAAGAAGACGCTATTCACGATATGAAAAGCGAAAACTTTATTTAATTAAAAGACCAATCGACCACCCCCGTTATTAATTTATCGGGGGTTTTTTTACGCCTAGAATTTACCCCCGTTATTTATTCCCAAAGTGTTAACCCAAAGTATTAGCAATCCTTGCGACACCTGAAGCCCTCTAGATTTGTACACCTTGATAAAGTTTACTAAGATAATCCTACAGAAACCAAGACCATGCACCCCATGCACCTGCCACCCCACCCACCCTACATATATATATACGAGCTTCCGCTAAAATCAAGGAAAACAGTTGTCAACTGAGGGTTCTGGGGGTGTCTCTAGGGAACTTGAGTTCGCCTACACTAGGGGATATTTTGTACCCCATGGAATATTACTATGAAAAGGATATAAAAACAATAACATTCCAATGTTAACCTCTGAAAGGAAGCAAAAGAGATTACCTATGGACCCTCCCACGGGGTACAATTACTATTGTACATACAGATATCTGATATGTCAAGAAAAAAAAGGGTTGACGGATTGTAAATTCGTGCCTATAATATAATAACTATAATAAGCCTATATTCCAATAGGCTACACATATATAGTATAATCATTTTATATCATAAAAAAGGGCATCACGGAAGGGCTTATTAGTAAAAAATCATGAAATCAAAATCAACAGTTAACAAAGCAGGAAACTATACTAAACCAACTATGCGTAAACGAATATTTAATCGTATTAAAGCAGGTAGTAAGGGTGGTGGTCCTGGACAATGGAGTGCCAGAAAGGCACAAATGTTAGCATCCGCTTATAAGAAAGCAGGAGGAGGATATAAATAATGGCTGCATTATTACCACTAATAGGAGTTAGAATATTAGCAGGATTTCTTGCAAGAAAAGGCGGAATGAAACTTGCTAAAGACTATGCAAAGAAAAATGGAAAGAGAATTACTGAAGCAGTAATAACAAAAGCAAAAAATCT